CACAAACCCATACTTACCGGCCAACTCTTTTACCACCTCCTCGCGGTAACTCGTCAACATCTTTTTCATTTGCATTTGCGCTTTGTCCATTCTTTCAATTTTGTTTTAGGCTCTTGGTCTCAGGGTTACCCTTTTATTTTTTCTTTAAATACTTTTCAATTTTTTATTTCTTATTAGCCTTTTTCGATTCTTTTTTTTTCTTTCTTTTTTACTTCTCTTTTACCTCTTTGCTTATTTTATTTTTCATCTTCTTTTATATACATTATGTCCTTTCAAATAAATTATCCTAATACACCATATTATTTAGAAACAAACAAACTAGTTGATATTTCTATAAATACTACTGGGGTAGAACCAGTGGGTGGCGTTACTTACACCATCACACCTGTTCTCCCAACAACACTTGCGTTTAATGGAACGACAGGTTATATATCAGGCACACCTACATTTGCCGATATAAACCCACTTGTAGTTTATACGGTAAATGCCTTAAATACTTCTCAAGCAACGGTGGCTACCACTACACTTTCTATTTTAATTGATTTTTTACCTGTTTTTTCTTATCCAAATACACCCTATACGCTAACAATAAATAAGCCTTACATTAATACTACCCAAATAAAACCGACTTATACATTTTTTAATAAAGCCGGAACGATATATACATTAGAATCGTTGCCATCTTTAACTAACATTGGCTTAACCTTAAATCAAGGTAATGGTATTATCACCGGCACAACAACGATACAATCCCCCAAAATATCCTATACAATTCGGGCCAATAATAATAATATTATTTATGATACAGTTATAGAAATTAGTGTGGAAATCCCACCAACGATTGTTTACCCCAATACAATCTATACCTTAACTCAAGGCGAACTGGTAAGTATAATACCCAATCAATTAAGTGGTAATACAAATTCAGTATATAGTATAAGTTGTAAACTCCCTACGGGTTTAACCTTTAATAGTAAGACAGGTGAAATAAGTGGCACACCTACGATTTTAACTACACCTTATAAATATACGATCACCGTGTCTGACACAATTGGAGATGCATATGCAACTCTAATTTTAAATGTCATTAAGACCTTCTTGGCACCTCCTGTATTTGGGACCTTGCCGTCTTCGCCTGAAGAGTTTATTACAAATCCAGACGTCCAGATGCGGCGTAAGGCAGAAATACTTCAATATAAACAAAACAGTGGTAAATTAACAAAACAACAGTATTTATCTCTCTTAGCAAAGGGTAATGGACCGTATGCAAAGCGTGTATGGGCAACCCAAGGTGATGCATTTACGTCCTCAAATATAAGTGGTTTACCGCAAAGTGGTTCTATCATCGCATGTAATTCCCCTAGTAATATTATATATAAACCGAGTAGTGCTAGTAATGTGCCTGGTCCTGTCATTAATTTATATTTAGACCCCACTATTCAACCAAACGGGTATAGAGAACCCAATAGGACAAAAATATTTAATGGAAATAAATGGCCATATAGTAATTAACTTTTTCCTCTAACTATGTATTATACTTAAAATAGATACATAAACATATTTTAAGTAGTATAATATATAAACCAAGACAAGAATGGTATTCTTTAAACCCATATTTCTTTTTGGTATTTGTCAACTAATTAATTATATCAATTATTGTAGTGGTGCTATTCCGATTGTTGTATTGCACGGATTAGAAAGTTCAAGCGAAAAGATGGTTCCCTTGTGTGAATGGATAGAAGACACTTTTTCTAAAAAGGTATTCAATATTGAAATTGGGAATGGGGCGAAAACCAGTTTATATACACCCTTACCTGATCAATTAACTGAACTATGTAATACACTATATAAAAACAAAGAATTAGAAAATGGGTTTGATTTTATTGGAATCTCTCAAGGCGGGTTACTTGCAAGAGGGTATGTAGAACAATGTAATGACTATCCAGTTCATAATTTAATTACATTAGTAACTCCACACGGAGGTGCTTTTATGAGAGATAGTAAAGATAATAACTTTATGTATACTGATTATTCACAAAAACACATCTCTTTTGCTGGGTATTGGCGCAATCCAAGTGTATTAGAAATCTATCTGGAAAAAAGTGTATATTTACCTTATATTAACAATGAAAAAGAACATCAACAGAGAGATAAATACCGTAATAATATAATAAATCTCTCTCATTTTGTAATGGTATGGTCTCCAAAGGATGAAATTGTTTATCCGCCTGAAAGCGGAAAGTTTAGTTTTCTAGATAAAGAGATGACTATAATTCCAATTGAAGAAACAGAATTATATAAAGAAGATAGATTAGGATTAAAATTTTTAAATGATAATGAGAGATTACACCAATATAAAACCAATTGTTCACACGTAGACCATCGTAACCCAGTATGTTTTAACGAACTTTATGACATTTTAAAATATTATATATAAGTTATATATGGAAAATACTACATGCAATGATATAAATGAAAATATTAGTAATGCAAATAGTGAAACAATAAACGTAGATAATTCATGTATAAAAAATAATAAAGGTTACAGGGATGTAGTTGGAATTATAATGTTCATGACCTTTTTCACGTTTTTATGGGCCTTTTATAATTTTTTTATTCGTCCAGCTGATATGAATACACCACATTTACTAGGGGGAACACTATTTAACTATCCATTTTATGTGCCAATGATTAACCGTAATGGAAAATTAGTTCAAGAGTATTCATTTGACAAATGGGCATTCGTTCATATTATAATTTACTTAATAGCCGGTTTATTTTTCCCATCAAATTATCTATGCATATTTATATTATCTATTTCCTGTGAAATTTTTGAATATTTTATTGGTGCCAGAGCAAGATTGAGTGATATTGTAAATAATATGATCGGATATAGTATTGGTTCATACCTGAGTAGGTATAATCCAATTAACATACATATTGATGATAAATTAGTTGGGTGCACTATTATTTCAGTAATTGTATTAACATTATCAATTATTGCTCTGTATATAAACCGAAAGGTAAATTATTAATATAGTATTTAATATAGTATTTATTATCGTATTTAATATCGTATTTATTTATTATAACATCTTTACTTTTTTTGCACGCGCCTAGTGCCGTGTTTAAAATGCGGCGATGCTTTTTGCCAATTTTTAATGATTATACTATTTTATTTACAACTGTTTTCTAATATAGTATAATCAATCGCAGATACTTTTTAACCGTAAAGGAAATTTAAGTTAACCTATTTGCGTGATTTACGTGATTTACGTGATTTACGTGATTTGCGTGATTTGCGTGATTTGCGTGATTTGCGACGATTACCTCCATGATTTAGGTTTATTTCTTTTTTAGCACCAGTCCTATTTTTAAGTGAGACATTGTGGTATACCTTATGGTTAGTGTAGTTTGGCAACACTAATTCTGCCATAACACCAGTCCTATTTTTAAGTGTGTCAGGGTATAGCGAATTTCTAGAAGAGTATGATGGCGGTGGGGGTAATTTTGTAGGCATTATAATATATAATTATATTAAAATTTTTTACTAAACCTTATAATATAATTTATATAATTATATGTTATATTATAAAATCTTTACTTTTGGCACGCGTCTAGTTCCATGTTTAAAATGCGGCGAGGCTTTTGCCAATTTTAATGCTTTGCTATTCCGTTTGCACCCGTTTTCTAATAGAGAGAAATCAACGGCGGATGCTTTCCCGCCGGTGATAGAACTCGCCAACCGAGCATACCCCCAAGATTGTGCGGTTTGGTTTGGTCTAGAACCTGATGAAAAATACGCACCTTCGCCTTTATTCACTATTTTTTCAAGAGCAGCGATAGAACAACCGGTTTTGTTTGCCAATTCAGGCGAAGGTCTTATATTCTCTATTCCATAGATTTTGCGCGCCTTTACAATATGAGCGGATGGTTTTGATTTAAATGAGTTGACCTTCTTTCTGGTATAATAGTTACCCTTCTTATATAACTTACGAGAGAGATTTAATTCTTTACGTGCCTTTATTTTATCCCTTTTAGTAAGTGATTTGGGCACATAACGTTTTGGAACATGTGACATTATTAATATAAAACTATATTTTTTATATTAACAATTATAAAGTAAAAAATTATATAATAACGCGCATCTTCTCAATAATAAACATCCGTTTGTATTTTTTTTTACCGTCTATGCTATAACCATCCGATATACGTTTTGGCGTTAATTTATAATTACAAGAACGCAATACTTGCCGAATTAAATTTAATAAAGGCCATTTTTGTTTTTTTTCTGCAGGTTCTTGTAATGCAGTTAAATAAGAGGATGAAAAAAGTGATTTTAAATCAGGTATATTTAACTTTAAATCCTTATAAATCTCTCTGTTCATGAATAGTTCACGTGGTAAAAGCATAGCGTGTAATTCGGTAATAGAATGACATACAATCGTTGCCTTATTTAATATTTCAATCATTCGTTGTGTTTTTTCATTTTCATTCGTTTTTTCATTTTCATTCGTTTTTTCATTTTCATTCGTTTGTTCCATTTAATTATATAAATAAAAAATGATTATATAATTAACAATTGAACCTATGATAATATATTGGATATCTGGGTGTATTATGTTTAAATAAAATCTAAAATATAAAATCTAAAATCTAAATTCCAAATTGAGGGATAGAGTATACATTGTTTTCATTTTTCGTCCATTTTGCAATAATAGACGGATTTATTTTATTTGCCAAAATATCTTCCGGATTGTATACATTATAATTATCATCAATATAATAATTAATACCCTTAATATCTTTTACCCATACTTCAACCTTTGAATTTGTTTTTTGCAAGGTATTAATATCAATACTAATTACGCCATGTGGGGTGCCTTTAATATGTGTTCCACAAAACTGACTTGGTTCGTCGTCCTCTTTTTCTTCTTCGGTTTTCCGACGCCGAGTGCATCGTTCCCCATTTGCTCTCTTTGCAATACATAAATCGTTTTGGGGGACAATATTCTTAATGCGTTTTCGTTTCTTCAAATCATCGCCATTCAGTTTCATGCTATTACAATCGTATACAAATTTTAAAAAGTCACTAGTGCAATCATTAGAAGTGATTGGATCTACCAAAACAATTTTGCGTAAGGTAATCCATTCCTTAATACCTTCCTTGAATTTAACTTGAAATTGTTCTAACTTTTTGTTGATCTGATTCTCCATTATGATAGTTGATAAACTGTTGTATAATGTAAATAAGATAAGTTTAAATCTTTTCAATTTATTAATAAAATGATAAATAAACGATTTAAATGATTACTCTAATAAACCATACTTATTTTTTATTTTTATTTTCAGATGGATCATCGTAAAAAATATTTTTTGATTTATAAGGCAATAAAGCATTAAACAAAGCTAAAGCAATCATCCAAAAAACATAATTTCCATACACTTCAAATTTAATGTCAAAAAAACTAAAGATCACAATTGCTACAGGAACGGTAATAGTAATAAATAATATTGTATATAAAAAAAAGGTAAAGTATTCCATATATAATGTTTATATATATAAAAAATAGGTTATGAACAATAAGATATATAACTCATAAAACATAATAGTTATGATAGTATGAAAAGTATTTGAATTTTTTATATTAAAAAATATATAAAAAATTATACAACGACAGAACCTTCCGATTGTCTTTTTGGTGCCCGTGCAAGAATTGAACTTGCGACCTACGCCTAAAAGTGGATAACGAACTACAATCAGACCAAAAATTGTTTGGTCAATTCGGTGTAGTCCATATACGTTGCTCTACCGACTGAGCTAACGAACAAGACAATCAGTTGTTCTAAAGTCCCACTTAGACATTAAGTCATAAGCGGGGGTGGAATACGGTTGTTTAAGTCAATTAACAATATTGGGGGGAAATCTAATAGGGATAACCCAGTATTGGCAGACCAAAACGTAGTTTTTTTAAATAACCATTTATAAGCAGTTCCTACCTTAAAACACGAACAATAAAATTAATTTGGGGGGAATCAAAAAAGGATAACCCAAATTAGTCAGTTCGTGTAAGTATAAACAATTTACTATAAACGGAAGAGGTGAAAGGTCAATAAATACTATTGGGAGGGTTCTTTAATAAGTATAAGTGATAACCCAATAGTGGCAGACCTTTCTGTGTGCTAGTTTCCTTCACACTCTATATAGACGGATGTCTTTAAGTTGTTTAATTGTATATATTATTTATATTAGTATATAAAAAACTATATCTATTTAATCATTAAATTGAAATATATTAAAGAAACTTTACTATTAATAACAAGATAACCACATCAAATTCAAGAATGGCATTTGCAATGACTCGCCAAAATCAAGAACAACAACAATACACCGTTGATAGTGTTAATGAGAGTTTCGTGTATAAACTCTCATTAAACGATTATATGTTGCGATTGCTTATTCTAGGCTCACGGGAAAACAAGTATGATCAACGAAAGAAAAATTTGGCACCAGCTGACATTGAGTATATTAAGACGCAAATCAAAGAAGGTCACGGCGAAGAAATTTGCACTATTGTCCGAAATGTTTATAAGGACAACCGCGCACCCAAACAAGATGTTACAATGATGGTTATGGCAATGCTTTGCCGTGCGGAAGATAGTGCGATTCGCCGTATGGGTCTTCAGTTATTAGAACAGTTTAAAACCATTTCGCATTTGTATTCGTGGAAGAAATCGCATGCGGCAATTCAAAACCCTGTGACAGGGCAAAAGAGTAAGGGGTTCGGCCGTGCGGTCAAGCGCCAAATTAATGACTGGGTTCTTTCCTATCGTGGGAAGCCCGAAGACCTCGCGTATCAAATCACCAAGTATATGGCACGTGAAGGGTGGTCTTTCAAAAATATTCTCCAATGCACACATGTGAAAACCGGCACAGGGGATAATCGGGTATTTGAAGAAAAGGAAGGTAGTTTTAAGAGTAAGCGTAGTAGTAGTAAGGCAAATAAGAACAACTCTCCCCCGACTGAATTTGATTTAGTCTTACGTTATGCAGTCAATGGATTTGACGAAATGACTAAACTTGCAACACCAAACTTACTTACCACTAAGGTTTATAAATACCTAACAGCAGTTCATACCGCAATGAAATTGTCAGGTGAAGAAGAGGAACAATTAATTGCCCTTATTTATGAACACAAACTCACACGTGAACAAGTTCCAACCTGGGGGTTAGCAAATACCGATGTTTTATCCGCCTTGTTAGTGAATAAAACCAAAACCCGAGTAGCAATGCCTCTGACGGCCCTGCTTAGGAATTTGGGTAATTTGTCTGCACACAGTGTTCTAGCCGATGAAACAACACTTTGCTTGGTTATGAAGCATTTGGTGCATCCCGATACAATTAAGTTTTCAAAGATTCATCCAGTGAGTGTTTTGACTGCGTGGTTTACCTATCGTAAAGGACAAGGAAATCATGGCCATAATTCTTGGTCTCCAAACACACGAATGATTAAAACCTTAGAAGAAATGTTTTATCTTAGTTTTAAAAATATAGAACCAACCGGGAAGCGCATTTGTTTCTTGATTGATTGCTCTGGGTCTATGGGTTCACCGTCGCTGTGCGAAGGCGTCACGTGTGCCGAATCAGCTGCATTATTGGCTATGATTTTTGCGCGCAGTGAAACGACTAAGGAAACTAGTCCCGACCATTCGTTTTACCTATTCACGAGTAAGAGTGGTGGTGGTTGTGGGTATACTAGCAAAACTGGATTAACCGATGTGTCTGACGTGATTGACGCAAAAGCCGAATTTGTGAATGTCGTCGCTGCGTGCCAGCGTTCTGATTGGGGATCAACCGATATTTCAATGGGAATTCTAGAAGCTTTAAAGTATAAGCGTAAGTATGATGCTTTTGTCGTAATCACTGACAATGATGTGAATAGTGGCATCAAGCCAAGCGAAGCAATGAAACAGTATCGGACGGGGATGAAAATGCCTACGACAAAGTTAGTGGTTGTTGCAACTCAAGGTTCTGATTACACTATTGCCGATCCTAGTGACCCTTTTATGATGGATATGGTTGGGTTTGATGCACATGGTCCCAAGATTCTCCAAGATTTTATTCGTATGTAAAAACAAATTCATAAAAACAAATTCATAAAAACAAATTCATAAAAACAAATTCATAAATATAAAATTTTTTATTTATGAATAAACACCCTATAATTTATAATTAGTCATTCTTTTGTTTATAAAATAGATAATATAGTATGTTGACTATAGTTTCGCATAACATAATATCTATTTACATTTTTATAAATACAGAATAATGTATCATAACTAGTATCAGTATTATATAATTCTATATTTTTAAATGCAAGTTTACCTTTAAACACCGCTATACGTATTATAGTAATATCCCCCCCGTCCAACAAGTTTGGTATACATCCAGAACTATATAAAAAATATGATTTTGGCAATCCAGGAATGATCGCTTCTCTATAAATATCAACTTCATCTATACTGTTGGTTTTTTTAGTTTTATAATAACATACGATTGGTGTTTCGTAAACAATCCCATTTTGTTGAGAGATTCTAAGAAATTCAGGATTGTTTATAAAAAAATCAGTTACATTACTATCCAAAATATAGTTATATATCTTATTTACATTTATAACTTCATATGCAGTGCTCCATAAATAACTGTTTTCCCCGGTTGTAATAGTTGAATTATACTTATATTGGTCATCATAATTAAGTATAATCACATTTTTTTCGGCTGTTTCATAAAAACCATGATAAGTTATACTTACAACTGAAAAAAATTGTGATATATATTTAATTATATTATGTTTTATTTTTTCTGCATTATTACTCCTATTATTTATAAATTCAACAAAAGATAAAGTAGCTGCATTTTTTTTATTTAATAAATAAAGCATAATCGGTATAGTATTATGCCAATAGACTTGATATATACATACTTCAATTGGTTTACTCGGATTAATTTTTAAATTCATATCATGGTTTGGAACATTTACTTTATAATTATTCTTGTTATTGTTATTGTTATTGTTATTGTTATTGTTATTGTTATTGTTATTGTTATTGTTATT